CATTACAACCAGGCCTCCTTTGTAATAACTTTAAAATGATTTCTGATTAATCCATTTGGAGCTAGTCTTAACCACTGCACTGTTTTTCCTGGTCCTAATAAATGAGTAAAAAATGTTTTGTTAAATTTCATAGCATTATGTTCTTTTGTAAATATGGTGTCTATAACCCAAGTATTTTCTCCAGTGTTCCAATCATTAAGATCTAAAGATCTTTCGTCTAAAAACTTTTGTTCTGTTTCTTCATCAAGAAACGCCCAATTTGTAAACCCGTAAATCCCATCTTCGTCTCTATGGATAGAATACTGGTTTAATGTTATGGGAGGGTAAATATGAGCGTAGATATCTTTTAAACTTTCGCCAGACCACTGATCGTAATAGTCTTTATACAAGGCTATGATGTCTAATAGATCATCCATAATTTACCGCAAGTTGGCTAGTCTTGTTTATTCGCCAGTTCCAGAACCTATAGGTATCTGAACTACTTTTACTAGAATATCCTTAGCTTTGTGGACTGCCCAAGGCTCGCCACAATTGCTACATACTCCAGTTGCTTCTTCGTCTGAATCTACCTCATTATCACAATTTTTGCAATAGATTCTATGGTGTACTTCAGGTTTTAGTACGGGTACTTGTTTTCCCTCTATAGTCTGATATCCAATAATTTCTGATTCTTGTATTTTTTTCATTATGTTATCTCCAATACTGAAATAATTATATCTAGTGCACCGCCTGAACTTGCTGTAGCTTTAATAACGTCACTGTCTTCTAGTACCAAAGTTTGCTCTAGTATTTCTACAGCAGTATTTGACGCAATAGATAAAAGATTTGTAATTTTAACGTCCGCACCAACACTAGCGTCTGTGTTGACTATTGTTATCGTAACAGCTCCTCCAGAGTCATTACATACCCGAATAGATTTTACTAATGCCTGTACCGGTTTTTGTGGTGGAACTGTAGTAGCATTAGCAGTTGGAACCGTGTAGATACTTGTTTGAGCTGTGTTAGCCAAAGTTAAACTTCTATTTTTATATACATCACTCATTTTAAAAACCAAGTCCTTGCTGTTAGCTCTTCACGTAAATCTTGTTGATAGGTAAAGTTTAGTTGTTGTATAATGTTCTCTAGCTCTCGTATCAAAATATCCTGCTGTTGTCTATCAAACTTATCTTGTGGCAACGGAAGCCTTGTTATATTAATTCTAGCCATTATCTTCTACCATCCGGTTTAATATCCATTCGTACAGTTCCAAATCTCCAATTGTCATTAACAGCATCAGCACTAACTTTAAGATTTGCTTGTCGCCCTCTACCTCTAACAGAAAAGAATTTAGTCGTGCTTGTTACTGTTGATGTGAAATCTCTTGTGTTTGTGCTTGCTGGATAATTAGCAAAACGTATTCTAACATCTGCGTCACCTGTAAGATTTTTAAAATCAGGTAAAATTCTATTACATAAAAATACTTCATCGCCCTCTTGTATATCAAAGTCACCACTAGTTATTTCACATGGCATCGCTGCACCGTCATCATTAAATCCTGCTTCATGAGCATACAATATACTAGACCCAGCAGTAACACCCATGATAATCTCATTGTCAGGTAAGGTTGTTGGATTATATTTAGGCGCATAAGGTGCTCCGTAAATACCACGATCAATCCAAGCAGTTCTTGTAAACCCATCGTTAGTATACCAAACGTTTTCTAAATAATTATAAGTTACTGATCTGTCTAAAACGGTAGAACCATTGCTTGGATAAAACCAAGTTACTTCATTAAAATCAGTATTAACTGCAGTTGCTACCTGTCCTTGTGAAACACTATCAATATCATCAAATACAAAATCTTGTACAGTACAAGGTAGTTTTTTAATTGCACCATCAAACATATAGAAAGCTGTTTGACTCATCCAAAAAGTCACACCATTAACATCTACCACTGAATTAGCTGACACTGCCCCACAGTTTGCGCCAACTTGGTTTAAACCAAAAATAAAAGGAGGCCCTATATTGTTTAAGGCATGTAGTGCTGTATCTGTCCACACAAGAATAGATCCCCTAGATCTAACGGCAGCAACAATTTTAGAACCATCCTGTATTCTAAAAGTACCAGCACTATTACCAGCTAAGGGGGCCCATGTATTAAAATCTTCTTGTGAAGAAAATCTTAGAAATAAATCATCTTGTGAAGTACTACTTCCAATAGTTACTTCTGTTCCAAATAAAAATATATGTCTGTCAGGGGAAGACACTAAACATAATCTGTTAGTTTCTGGTGCTCCCGCAATAGCCGCGGCCCGCGTTCCGGTACCAACTGATAAATCCCAACGATACAATTTATCATTATTACGTATAGCTAATAAATCTTCACCAAATGTATCTAGCGACCAATAACTAGCTTCTAGTGCAATTGTTGAAGTGGATCGTGGAGTATTCCATGTACTAGAGTTCCAAGCGCCTACGCCCCAACCAAAACCAAATGTAGATATAGCTGTTCCTACGGTAATCAAGGCATCTAAGTTTCCTGCACCTCCTCCGCCTGATACAGAACCGGTAGCATTTGAGGTGTGTTGTACTGTAAACGAATTAGTATTAACAAGAGACTTAATCTCAAACTCATTATTCATGTCAAGACCACCGACAGCAGAAAAGTTTTTAAATATTACAAAATCACCAACCGCAAAACCGTGGCTACTGTCTGCAACTGTAACAGTTGAAGAACCAGAAGTAGTTGTAAAAGGATTAGTTAATCCTACATTGTCTCTACGCAAAGGAGTTATGTCTGAAAAAACACCTTCAGAATAAATATATAATTTTCTATCTGTTCCTAAAGCTATAAAACGTACGCCTGAGTTTGACACCCATGCTTTAATCCCTCTAACAACACCTGCAATATTTTTATTTAAAACTTTTTCCCAACCACCAATTTTTTCTGGTAGTCCTGTTCTAAATCTTATATTTTTAGAATCAACCCATTTACCTTCGGCACCATAAGTAGAAGTTTGTTTATCTATTCCTGGAGCAAATTGAGCTTTTATTAAAGTCATTTATGATATCCTTTGAGCAAGGAATCCGAACGTATTTGCAAAAGGACCGCCGTTCTGTCCTGGAGAAACACCTGATTCATATTGTCCTTGACCGATAACTTTCCAAGTTCCAGTTTGAGTTGATCTTGTTTTACCACCCATGTTAAAAGTTTGTATCGCTCTAGATCCTGCAAGAGAATAACCTAAATAACTATTACCAGCTACGACTGGATCAGTAGCTATATGTAAATTACCACTATCGTAAGTACTTGGTGTGAATGTAGTTCCAAAAGTCAAATAAGTATTTGTGGGAGTACTACCACTTTTAGCAAAAAGAGCAAAAGTTCTAAGTTGTCCAACACTATCTGTTGAAGCAGGTATTGGTTCTACACCAGTTAAGTTTGATCCATCAATTGCAGGTAAAGCTCCTGTTAGTTTACTCGCAGTTAAACTTGATATTCTTGCATCAGCTACAGTACCAGATGAAATATTTGATCCGTTTAGATTAGTTAAGGAACTACCATTCAATGCCGGTAAAGTTCCAGATAATCTAGCCATTGGTAATGTTCCAGAAGATACATTAGAAGCGTTCAGATTAGTTAAAGAACTACCATTCAATGCTGGCAAAGTACCAGACAATCTAGCCATTGGCAACGTACCTGAAGATACATTTGATCCGTTTAAATTAGTTAAAGCACTACCATTAAGTGCTGGCAAAGTGCCAGATAATCTAGCCATTGGCAACGTTCCTTGCGAAACATTACTTGCGTTTAAAGCTGTGATATTAGTACCATCACCTTGCAGTGCTCCTGCAGCCATTGTGCCAGCAACCGTAACACCAGTTCCAGTGGTTTCTACTTTTTGAACATTATCGTGAAATAATTTTGTGGCACCATTAGCTGTTCCTGTTACATAACTTTCACCAGTAGATGACTGTATTCTAATATCATTACTTTTTATAAAACCTGTACTACCGTCTGAAAATACGTCAATATCCTGACCAGTCCCAATGTAAAGATGATCATTATCAGTGATAGTAATATTTCCAGTTATTGTGCCACCAGCTAAATTTAATTTAGCTGCATCTAAAGCTGTGATTTGTGTCTGCGCATTTGATGACAGTGAGTTTATAAATTGATACTCTGCATTGGTAACTGAACCATCAGCGATCTGTGTTGCTGCTACTGGTATTGTTGAGTATTTTTTTGATTCGTATGTTGCCATTAATTAATGTCCTACTATTTTTAACCAATTAGATTGAATGGTAACATTTAATAAATTTGTTCCTCTACCTGTAAAAGCAGCAGTAGTACTAGTGTTACCCCCTGTATAAGCTCCAGAAAGAGCACAATACGCCACTGCTCTAATATCATTAGTATAGGTTACATTACCAGATAAACCGCTTACATCTTCTTCGTATACAAAATTATAAATTTGATTTTTTCTTTGGTAAAGTTTTACAGGATTAACTCCAAAAGTAGTAAAAAATTCATCATTAAGAAGAAGACCAGCTTGTGACGGAAGATAAGAACTTCCACTACCTGATCTTAATACTCTAATTTGTGCAGAAGTAAAACTAGTGACATAATTTTGATCAGTAAAAGCACTTGCAACCCAACTTTCCATACCATAATCTAAAACAACTCTGTCTATATTAGTTACATCAACCGTAACAGAGGCCCCTGATTGTGATGTTCCGGGACTGAATAAAGGAGCAGTACCTGAACTACTTGTTACTGCAGGAGGTACCGCTTGTATAACAGTCGTACTATTAATTGCTCTTGCTATACCGGAAACACGAGCTGAAGGTATTGTTCCTGACGAAATGTTTGAACCGTTTAAATTTGTTAAACCAGAACCATTACCAGATACATTACTAACAGAAATACTAGAAGGTAGTCTTGCATTAGCCAGCGTTCCCGAAGCTACATTAGAAGCATTTAAATTAGTTAAAGAGCTACCATTAAGTGCCGGTAAATTTCCTGTTAATTTACTAGATGTTAAAGTTGATATTCTAGCATCAGCAACTGTTCCTGAAGATATATTTGACCCGTTTAAATTTGTAAGATTTTGTCCGTTACCGTTTACATTTGCTCCGGCTGTAATATTTCCAGTTGCTCCAAGTTCTCCAGTAGCACTTACACCAGTGTTTGTAGTTTCTAATTTTGTACTATTATTAAAACGAAGATTAGCTGCACCTCCGTTAGTAAAAGACGCTAGTATTTCATTGTCATTGTTATTCTTAAGCTGCAATGTGTTTGCTAATATTTTAAGTGTTCCTGTAGTGTTGTGAATAGTGCTATTAGAACCATCGTGTAGAATTTTTAAATCTGCACCAGTTCCAATATTTACATCTACGTTATCACCTAAATTTAAATCTCCAGTCATTGTTCCACCAGCAAGTGGAAGCTTACCAGTAAGCTGACTTTGTATATCTGAGGTAACTCCGTCTAGATGTTGAAACTCAGTATTATTTACTGAACCGTCTGCTATCTTACTAGCGTCAGGTACCGGAGTATTATAACGTCTCGATTCATATGTTGCCATATTACTTCTCCGTTAATTTCCAGCCGTTAGTATTTCCTGTGAAGACAATTGTAAATGCAGCACCTTCAGTTGATACTGTTCCGTTTGCAGTTGCACCAAATATTTTTTTACCATTTGGATCTATGGTTAGTGCGTTACTATCAAAAGTATCTGCCTTATCTAGAAAAGTAACCTCGTCTCCTTCAACAGGAGAAGCTGGTAAAGTTAAAGTTATAGTATTTGATGTAGTATCTACAAATATTTTTTCTCCACTAAAGACATTATCAGTTGCAGCAGTTACAGTTCTCCAAGTGCTGCCACCAACACTTCCACCGCCAGCGATCGTATACCAATCAGTACCGTTAGTTGCAAGAATTGCTCTACCTCCTGGAGGTATAATATCTGAAGTGTTTCCTGATGTTCCTAGTTTAAGTTGTATAGTACCATTATCAGTACCATCATTTATAATTGTGTAAATTCTTTCATAACCATTACCAACGTTTGCTTGTGGTTGTCTAATTACAAAAGCTGTAGTGTGCCCAGAAAAACGAATCGCTGCTTGACGCATTTCATTGTTACCTTCTGTAACTGGACCATTACTGTTTGTTAAATCATAAGGACTAGAGACACCATTCAATGCTTTTTCGTAAACATTAGAAATTGCTTCCTCAAATGTTTTACTAAATGTGTCGTTAGTTGTATTACCCCAAGAGTTTGCTTGTTCTCCTGAGCCTATTAGTTCCGCTTTTAAACGGGTTGAATATGTTGATGCCATATTATGCTACCTCTTGCCAGCTACTACCACCAGCTCCTGTTGTTGAATCTACTTCGGTCCAAGTTGCACCTCCAGTAGTTGTATCATCAACTACGCTCCATGTAAAGACAGATAATGGGTTTGATGTTACAGTTAAACTTTCTCCTGTAACTGCGGCTATAGGAGAAAGTGTGATGGATACGCTGTTTACGCTTGTTGACAAACTTTGTCCGGCAAGAGTTAGAGCAAGTTTTGGAGTTACACTATTTAGCGATAAACTTGTACTTAATCCAGATACAGAAACGGTAGAACCTGTTGCTGGAACTACTGTACCAACAGATGAGTTAACTTGTAGCCCTGTAATTGCTTCATGTATTCTAATTAAGTAAGATGGTGTTCCTACAGATAAAGTAGAACTTGTTCCTGTCACTGCAATAGTGTGACCTGTTGATAACGAAACTGTGCCAACTGAAGACGTAACAGAATTTCCTGTTACACTTGCTTTAACTGATGCAACTATCGTACCTAAAGTAACTCCAGCAGTATTTCCTGTTACTGCAACATTAGCATCAGCAGTTGTTGTTAGTGTTCCTGCAGATAAAGTAGAACTTGTTCCTGTAACTGCAACAACCGCGGTCCCTGTTGCAGTGGCAGTTCCTACATTTGATGTAATAGCGTTTCCTGTAACGTTAGCATTTAATTCATTTGTAACCGAACCTAAAGTGAAGTTAAGTGAGTTACCTGTTAGTTGAATAGTGTGTCCTGTTGATGGAACAATTGAAGTTACTGCAGAAGTTACAGCATTACTTGCTAGGGTTAGTGCAAGTTTTGTTGTTAGTGTTCCTGTGTTTGAGGTTAAATCAAAACCGTCTACAAAGTGAGTTTTTTGTATAGTGTATGCGTTACTAACAGTAGCTGTTAATGAAGTACCTGTTACATTGACAACCGCTCTTACTCCTGGAGTTCCTGGAGAAGCAAAAGGTGCGGCCGCAAAAGGTGCAAAACCGAATGACATTATTTATCCTTTATCTTGTCGTCTAATTCTTTGATTGCTTCTATCAATAGAGGGACAAGTTTTTCATACCAAACACTTTTATATTCAGAATTGAATGGTGCTTCAGTAACTACTTCAGGTAAAACTGCTTCAACTTCTTGAGCATTAACACCCACTTGACGTTTGTCATTATCATATCCAAACGATTTAGCTAAATCGTTTTCTTTAAAATAATAACCACCTATAGCTTTTACTTTATCTAAAGCAGACTCAATAGGTCCTTCAAAATCTTTTAGACGCGAGTCGGAATAATACGCTGTAATATTATTGGTCGCTCGTATTTGGCCCGTGGTTCCTGATGCTCCTGTACCCACACCTAAACTATTTACTTGTGCGTTTGAGTTTGTTGAAAAACCACCAGTTGGTCCTGTTGGTCCTGTCGGTCCAGTTGGTCCTGTGCCACCATTATTACCACTTGGGCCTGTTGGTCCAGTAGGTCCAGTAGGTCCAGTTCCACCATTATTACCATTCGGTCCAGTTGGTCCTGTAGGTCCTGTCGGTCCTGTTCCACCAGTTGGTCCACCTGGTCCCGTAGGTCCTGTCGGTCCAGTTGGTCCTTGTAAAGCTAAATTTGTAATAGTTGATTTTTCCCAAGCACCTGCCGTTACATCATAGTAAGGAACTAGATCAGAAGCCGCTGCGTCTGTTCCTGTTGAAAATGCTGTAAGAGCAGAACCAACATTTGCAGCATCAGTGACATCTGCACTAGATTCTATTCCATCAAGTTTAGTTCCGTCTGTTGCAACGTCACGACCATCTACTGTACCAGTAACAGTTAAGTCTCCGTTAATATTTCCACCACCTGAAGTCGTAGATATTTTTTTTATATTGTTATAATACAAATCTACTTCGGCATTAGCTTTAAACTCTGCACTTAATTCTGCATTAACTGGAGAAATTTTTATAGGAGAGCCATTTCCTTGTACTCTTAATGTTTTATTATTACTGTAAATATAATTGTCTGTACCATTATGGTAAATTTCTAAATCATTAGAACCACCAAAAACTGCTTTATCATCATCACCAAAATAAACATGGTCATTAACAGTTATGCCTTTGTTAAAGATAGCTTGTCCACCATTAGACATATCAAGTGTAAGGGCATTTATTTGTACACCGCTATCACTACCACGCAGTATTAAATCACCATCAGAAACTTGTGCTTTAATTGCTGAGTTGTTGCCATCTTTAGTAAATTTAATAAAATCTGTGCTATTGTCTAACATTCTTATGTCGCCACCGTCAGCATCTAATAAAATATCACCAGCAACATCTACTGTTAAATCACCATTGACAGCATTTATCTGACCATTAGTTCCATCACTTTGTATGTTTAAATCTTCACCTGCACCAAAAATAGCTTTTTTGCTATCACCTAGATATAAATGATTTCCTACATCTACACTTGAGTTAAATGTAGCTTTACCAGAACTAGACATATCAAGTGTAAGAGCAGTAATTTCTGACCCCCCATCATTACCTTGAAAAATTAAATCTTTATCAGAAACTCTTGACCTAATCTTTAAATCACTTGAACCAGTACTAAGTGTTCCAACAATAGTTCCATCATCACTTATAATTAAATCGCCACCACCTGCATCTAATGTTAAATCACCAGCAACATCTAAACTAAAATTACCTGCATGAGCAATATTTCCAGTCATCGTGCCACCAGCTTTTGGCAACGCAGCTCCAGCGGTTGTAGTTGTAGAAGTTAAGACAGCGTCTCTTGCAGCGATATCAACGCCATCGACTGTACCTGAAACAACTATGTTTCCTGTCGTATCTGTTCCTGTGCTAGTAGTTTCGAATTTTTTTGAATTGTCATGATAAAGTTGAACAGCACCGTCAACAATAAATTTAGCGATATTTTCAGAACTGTTTTTATTAATATCAACGCCAGTACCATTACTTCTTAATACTAATTTTCCAGTACCTACATCACTTATGTTTGAATTTGAACCGTCATGAAAAATTTCTAAATCGTCACCAGCTCCAAAATTAGCTTTGACATTATCACCAAAACTTATTTGACCAGTCATCGTTCCACCAGTTCTAGCTAAGGCGGCATTTGCTGTAGTGGTTGTAGAAGTTAGAACACCATCTCTACTTTGTATATCAATACCATCAACTGTGCCGGCGATTGTTACGTTACCGCTTGCATCTTCAAACACTGCTTTACTAGCAGGTTGTGTACAGAATACATTTTTTGTACCTGCGCCAAAGTTTACAGCATTGTTAGAGTTAGAACTTCTAAGAATTGTGTCACGTGAGAGTGTGTCGGGAGTTGCGTCAGTGACAGTACCAATACCTACTTCAAAATCTGCTCCACCATCAGCTTCTATACAATAGTAAGTTGTATTACTATTACCAATACCGGCAACAAAAGTCGTGAAGCTTTGAGAGGCTCCAGCGAGATTTATTGTACCCGTACCTGTGCTGGTGCTAGTCTCTTTGACTCGATCATTAAGAACAAGGGCCATTTAAACTCCTTATCCTAATCTGATGATCTCTGATCCACCACCATTTGCTGGGAATTGAATTTCAAATGTTCCGTTTGAAGCTGTAAAGTCACCACCGAACGCTAACACAACAACAGCATCATTAGTTGGGCCACTACCATCTTGTCTGTAAATCAAAGCACCGTTTGCAGTGAATGAAGCACTAGTGAAACTAACATTATCAAAATCAACAAAAGCAGTAGTAGAATTTTGACCACCAGTTACTGATGGGTTACCACAAACTTTTCCACCTGCTGTATAAGCAGAACCAGAAGCGTTTGTTATTTCGTTAGTTGTTACATATTTTAGAGTAGTTGCACCCATAGTTGCTGAAGAAGTATATAACGCAATATAATAAGTGGCACCACCATCGAAATCGTGATTACCTTTTAAAAGCTCTTGTTTAAAAACATTACAAACTGCTTGTGATATTGCCATAATTTTCTCCTATTAAGGGTTTTGAGAAGGAACTTTAATTCGTAAACTTCCATCTCTATATTCGTCTCTTCGTTTTTTACCCAACTGTTCTTGAGCTAACTCTTGTAAAGCTGTCGCATAAGATTGCTCATAAACTTGTTGATCTTGTGGTGCTTTTAAAAATTTAAAAGTCTCAACCATGCAGGCATATAGTAAAGCACGTTCAGCGTTAACGCTTACCCATGTAGTCGTATTACCAGAGCTTAAGCCTGTAGGTTTCTTAGTAATACCAATCTCAAATTTATACACCGCATTTGGTGTAGGCGCAATAGCTATTTTACCCATATCCCAAGTCGCATAGTATCTAGGTTTAGCAGTTGAACCTACTTCTGGGGTTGGATAGTATTCGTTTAAAAAATCAACGTCTACTCTTACAAGCTCAGATCTTTCTTTTGTACCTGAGTTAGTATAAAGAGTCACATATCTAATTGTTGCAAGATCACTAATTGTAGGTGTAGTAGCAGAAGCAGTTTGTCCCGGCAAACCTACAAATCTATTATTAGCAGCTGTATTACCACTAATATATTCTTTAAAACAATCTAATTCAACACTTCTAAATATTCTGTCTTCTGCATTTTCTATAATATCATTGATAATAGTTGTAGTTAAAACAGCACTATCTGTTTCTGAATAATCTCTAATCTGTGTTACTAATTCTGCATATGTGGTCATGGTAATAATGTAACAGGTCCTACTGATTTTCCTGTCCCTCCAAAGTTTCTTATACCACCACTTTCATAATATTTAAAGGCTTTCCCGCCGGCATTTACAAATTGATTAACATAACCTGTTCTATCATCAATTAATAGTTTGTTAGCTCCGCCGTAAACACCTTTATTAAAGTTTGTTGCATAGTTAACTGTTGCTGGAGCTCTGCCTACGCCTGATCCGGGTGTTCCATAGTTAGCTGTTATCCATGCCGTTTTTTGTGCGTTGTATGTAGGTCCTGTAGATAACACATCCCATGTATTATTTTTAGCAATGACTAAATCAACTAATGCATCAGCTTCGGCTCTTTTAGCTAAGTTTGAAAAATAGTTACTAGGTGCAGCTGCAATAGCAGCAACTTCCATAGCTGGAGTCATATCATACCAATCTCCACCTGCGTTTAATAAACCAACACTTGTCGCATAAGTTGCTACTGCTTGATAATACTCTGTCAAAACTCCATCCATATCTACATACACTGTAGTTGTACCAGGAATACAATTGTCAGTTAAAAACTCTTCTACTAGATCATTAGGACTAAAAGTATAATTATTAACATCAACTTTTGTAACCAAGTGTCCTCTAGCATCGTTTATGTTGTCAGCATCAACTCTAGCTACTTGTGGATAGTCTGGAAAGTGTGGGTCTGCTCCTCTAAACCTAACGCGGTCCCCGGTGCTGTATCCGTGCGCCGGTTGGTTTACTGTAACTAAAATAGAATCGCGGACACCTGCTGCCATAGAATTTTCTGATAAAAGATGTGCTACAGGTGGCTCTGTTCTAGCAGGTCTTGCATTTTGTAAACCTTGAGCATCACCATAGTGAGCTCTTGGTTCTAGTTGTGGATGTTTTGATTCAAACTCTGATTGATGTACAAAGGCTCCATTCCATTCTTTTACCATTTCATTATAAGGAAACTCCATACCGCTTCGGTCTGAAATTGCTTTAGCGTATTTACCTGATGCAAACTTAGACATTTGGGTAATACGCTTTTGGTGCTATGAAAGTACTTGTTGAAGAACCATCTTCAACTAATGCACGATTTAATTCGTCTTCATACAACATTTTAAGTTGTCCTGTTAACTGAGGATTTACTTTTTGAGATAAATAGTATGCAAGTCCTGAAGTCATACAAGGAACAAATCTATACGGAACATCAGCATTGTTGCTGTATCCACCTACATCTTGAATACGTTTGATGTAATACATTGTAATATGATTTGCAGCCGATGTAGCATCCGGAGTTGGATAAAAACTAATTGTAGTATTATCTATAAATCTTTGCACATAGTATTGTGTAGGTTGAGCCTTAGTTAATTTATTAGCTAAACTTTGATACGTGCTTCTGTCTATTTTACTTAAAGATGAATCTGATTGACTAGTTGTAGTTCTATTAGTTCTATATGCAGCTTCTAAAACATCATCTATACCATAAACACCGTTAGGAATAGACGTAGCACTTGTACCATCAGCAGAGTTTCTAAAAAACTTATATTCAGCTTGTCCTTCAACAAGATCAATTTCTAGATTACCTAGTTCCCAATAATGCAAACCTCTATTGGCCCACTCTTGAAACATTATGTTTAAAGAACGTCTTGCTGATTTTAATTGATATCCACTAACACTGTCGAGGCCTACGCGATTGTAAGCCTCTTCAATAATATCATCAATTAAGAAACCACTCTCAAAATTAGTAGTACCTGATGTTGCCATTTATCCCCCTAGTTAAAAGTAATAGTGCAACTGCCTGATCCAGAGATTGTTAAGTGACAACCATTTTTCATTCTAATACCACTTCCAGGAACAAAGATTTCTAGTCCTTCTGTTCCAAAAAGAAATGTATGAGCTGTACCTGCGCCTGTAGCTGCATTGTCATGCAAGATAACAGAACCACTTGCGTTGCCCTTTGCTTGAATAGATGTAACCCTACAAGGCCCACCGACTAAAACGCCAGTAGCGGTTGCTTGAGCTGTTCTCTGGTCTGATGTGAAAGATCCTCCACCTGACATAATATTATCCTCCTAAATTAGTGGGGCCGAAGCCCCACTATTAATTATTAACCTAAGTTATTATTCTGTACGTAAAGAATTGTAACTCTAGTTGATCCGGCATTAGTAGCCGCTGAAGCAGTTATAGTTAACTTTATGTCAGCAGATCCTGTGTCAGACCAAGCTAATGCACCACCAGCTTCTGTTGTTGGTCTTTTTCTACCAACAGCTGTACCTAGTGCAAAAGTGTTAAGTATTGTAGCAGCTCCACCTACAGTGTCACCAATACTTAAATTGGTTGCACCTGATGCAGCAACGACTGAGTCTATGACACAATCTACGATTTGTGAGTTTGCTGGAATAACCATATTAGTTGCTCCTGCAGCAATCGCACCACCTGATAAATCAATCAAGTGTGTTTGAGACATTACTACTTGTCCTGTGTTTTTTACGTTTTTACCGAGAGTAGTCCCGATAGTTTCTTTAATTGTTCCAGCCTTAATCGGTCCGGAAAAAGTTGTTGAAGCCATGATTTAATCCTCCTAGTTGTGTTTAATGTAGTCTCTAGGCCGTCGCCTGCGCGCGTCTACATTAGTTTTTATATCGCAGATTAAAGAGTATACGCTTTTTAAATAGTTTATGCAAATAAAAAGGGGCGCCGAAGCGCCCCTTAAAATGGTTTATAACCTTACTGATTATACACCTGGAGATCCGAAGATACCTCTAGGATCAGAGAAGCCGAAGCTGTATCTTTCCCTAGCTTTATATCTAACGTTACCAGTTTCAAAATCGCCTTCCATGGCAGTTTTGATTGGTGCACGAACCATGTGTTTCATTCCGTTAGGAACGTCTGTCTTAATGAAGAAAGACTCTGAATCAGCTAGGAAGTTATTTACCACAAATCCTTGTGGTATCATTCCCATTGATTTCATAGCATTCAAATCATTATCAGCAGTACCAACTCTGTTGGCAGATTTCATGATTCTTTCAGCTGCAAATTGCTGAGCTGGGTGAATGATTAGTTTCATTCCCTTAGCAGCAATCTTTAGTCCACGCTCATCCGTCATTTTAGCAATGTCAATTAAAGACTGCTCTAATGAAGTTTCAGACAAATCGGCTGGTGTGCCTAATTCGTTTGCAAACGTTCCAGCAATTACTGGGTGGTTAGTTGCACAAAGTGCAACACCGTCACCACCTACAGAGGTAGTAAACGCGCCATCTAGAATTGCAGCAGCTTTAAGTTGCTTAGTTTGAGCCATAGAACGTGCTAGTGCTTTCGTATAACGAGTTGAAACCTTATCATACAAGTTATCTTCAACAGCTTCCTCAGTAATAGAGAAAGCGAGAGCAATTGTCTCGTGTTGATATCTTGCAGTGTAAGTTTCCTGCGCGCTATCGTAAACCACTGCTGCGCCTTCTGACTTAACGGCAGCTTTGTCGAAACCAGATAACATTACTTCTTCTTCGAATGCTCGATCAGAATTTTCTGTATCATAAATTTCGCTGTGTTGGTTTTCGTAGTTTTTGTACTCAAGTCCAAATAATGCATTCAGACCTGGCTCTAGCTCTTTAGCTAGTTGTTGTCTTGATATAGCCATGTGTTACCTCCTGCTATTATTTATACTTGTGTTCATTAATCACAACATTGTACACAGTATGTGGAGATGCAACTAAGTCGCGGCCTTCTTTTTTAGAGAAGCCTACGATACGTAGGTTAGCACCTGTACCAATATTACTTGTATCAAGTTCTGATTTTGAAACACCAGTTATTGTTGAACCTGCCACGACGGCTAAGTCAGCTGTTTTAGAGATATCTGTTACTGCAGAGTTTCCTCCAACAGAATCTCCCTGTACTTCGAACATTTGATATGGATCGTCGTACACGAAAACAGTTGCTGCTTGTGACGCAGGTCTTGTGTTTTTAAAAGTTGGCTTTCCAGTAGAATCGTCGAAAGTTGATCCCCAAAAAACACCTATAGCGTCAGTAGCGTCTGTACCACCACCTGCTGCTGCAAATATTTGCACACCACCTGTACCTTCGTCCATCTTTACGACGTCACCTTGGGACATAATAGTAGCATAACCTGCTAGCGCACTATAAGAGTTCATTGCCGGATCTGTACCACCGCCAATTTTACCGATTGGAGCCAAACCAAAAGGGGCATCTAAATTTGCCATATTGTTTTCCTCCTTAAAGGGTTATTGTTAATTTATCGATGGTTGAGAAAAGATTAGTCTTTTTTCGAGCCACCAAAAGTTACACGAGTCTGTCGATCTTGATTAATCGGCATACTTGGGTGCTGTTCCTTCAAGACATCGTTTTCAATTGCATCATTTCGATCTTGAGTAATTTTTGCAAAGTACTCTTCACGTGATTGCGCGAGCTCTTCAGATATCCTTGCCAGCACAAGGCCACCAACCCCGATCATACCTGCGTATTTGCCGTTATCTATAGAAGGATAATTATCATTTGGATATTCGTCAGCTCTAACTAACTCCCATCCTGATCTAAGCTTACCTGACATGTTAGTGGTATCGTCGTACCCCATGCTTTCAGCTCTTATCCACCTATGTCGATATCCGTCTGGCGCAGGTGGTGCGTCCAGTGATGATGGAGGAGTCCAAATCTTCGGCTTTTCAGTTTTTGCTCTAGATTGACTCACGCGAGTGGTTTTCATTTTATCTTTTTCCATATGCTTATACCTCCTTCGCGGCTAATTGTTTCGCATACTCTTCGAGTGGCACACCTAATCTTTTAGAAATTGCTACCTGTGAAGGTGTGAGTTTCACAGTTTTTCTGCGTCCTTTTGCGGCCGGACGACGGGCACTTGCTACACTTTGCGTTGGCGCAGGTGCAGATTGATCTACAGTATCAAATTTATGCGGAAATGCAACCCTTATTCTTTTGTCTACTTCCGTATAGTATTCTTCTGATTGTGGATCAAATCCTTCAGTTTCAACAAGCTCTTTGTGTATGTCAAATGCAGTATAAGTCATTGCATTATCAGTACCAAACCATTTATTTTTTTGTGCCCAGCTTTCTGCTCTAGGGTCAAAATCTGTTTGTGGCTGTTGAGGAGCTACTTGTGGCTGTTGTACAACCTGTTCTGTAGCTTGTGTTCTTTGTTCTTGACTAGCTCTAATATTATTTAATCTAGCCTGTTCCATAGACATTTGAGCTATAGCTTGTTGAGCTTTTACTTGAGCGTCAATGTCTTGTGTTTCAACTGCTTGCTTATATGCAAGTTTAGCAGCTTCCATACCATTAGATACTTTTTCCTCTAGCTCATTAGTATATTGACCACCAAGTTGTTCATATTGACCTTTAAATTGATCAGCTTGTGATTTAATTTGATGTGCATACTGAATAGCTTCTTCTTTTTGCCTTTCAGCTTCACGCATTTTACGTGTAAGTTTAGCTATTCTTTTCTTAACACCTTCTGAATATTCTCCCAATTCGTCTTGGGGTTTATCAGCTTGAACATTAGGCTGCTCATTAGATTCCTCAGTTGTGTTATCGGTTTCTTCGACTTGTTCAACTTTAATCTCCTCTTCTGGTGCTTCTAGTGATTGTTCTGGAGCATCAAGATCGATCTCCATCTCTTGTTCGTCGGCTTCGCCCACGTCTATTATTTTTTCGTCGTCTAGCATAGTTAATTCCTCCTATGAATTACATTGCGTGAATAAGATCTTCGGGATCTTCTATTGTCCCTAAAATCTCATCATCGTTTAACATTCTTATCTCACCACCATCAATCTGCATACGTGATCCTGCATATCTTGCAAATACCACCCATTGTTTTTCTTTGCACCATGGTCCTGTCGGATACTTTTCCTCATCCTTGTAACAGAGATCACCCATCTTTAGTACGTACCCAACTTGCGTTGCTACACGTGCTTTGTCTAATGATTCTTGTGCAATAATAATTCCACCTTCAGTTTTTTCTTTAACTTGAAAAGGCATAACAAGTATACGCCATCCTGTAGGATGTGGTAACTTATCTAAATTTGTTTCTTGAGTTTCTTTTTTTGCTTCATTTTTTGCAATCTTTTTTGCATCTGTTTCAGCATTATATTTATCTTCTAAGGCGTGCGATGTTCGTTTCGTCATCTGGTTCTGGCTCCTTTGGTTCTAGCAGGTTAGAGATTTCCTGTTTAATTTGATCCGTAACGTGGATCTTACCGAGAATATAGTTGTATTTCTCCATACTGTCAACACCACCGCCGATTAAAACGTTAGCGTTGTTTTCCATAATTTCGTCAAGTAGTCTCTGGATCTTGTATACTACGTGTACTGGGTCTATAGCTTCTGACATATTTCTTTTTCTTATCTCCTAAGTTATGCCAAAACTCATCGAGAGTGTTGGCTTTTTGTTTGCAACATTCCCCCGAACGTACTTTTTTTTCAGTGTGACAAGCACACTTCTTATCTTCACCCATCGTAAGTCCCCCTTACTTTTTCTTGAAAATATCAGCTCCCTTGAGTCCGTATATACTAGCGACGACGCCTACAAATAGCGTCTGGTACCAAAAAGGCAGATTGTTAAACTGCTCAAAGAACATGTGCAGTTTAGCTTGTATGTCCGGATCCTCACTAAAGACACTCCATATCAACAAAAGCACGGGCGCACTTACCAAAATAAGTACAAACTCGTCTTTCCATCCTTTGTCGTTTGATTGTCTAACAGCGGCTTGGTACTCCACTTCCCCATTCGCCATTTTCTGTGCATGCAATAAAGCAGCATCCGACATAAGTATTTTTGCTTTTTGTTTATTAGCAAAAATAGCTGAACCGGTTTTCAATACCGTAGGTAGAAGTGAGAGTAATGGTCCCATTAATTATTTGATAATTGATACTATGATAATGGCAACAACAACACCTGCTGCTATTTTCCATTTAACAGGCATGTCAGCCCATTTTTCTTTTAAAGATTCGATCATGATGACCTCC